CCCGAGCTTGTCAGTATGAGCCCCCATAATGAGGGGGACACGCCTTCGGGCCGATCCGAAGTTCGTGAGTTTTGCATCATTGTAACGGACTTTGTATGGACGATGATGCCTTCCCTTCGTGAGGCAGTCACTCACTCTTGGTAGCGCTATGTGGTACCTTTGTTGGCACGTCTTTCCACGTGTGATTCTCCGGCGTTCGTCCGGAGCTCACTCGTCTCTACTTTCTGGCGTTCGTCCAGAGATAGTGTCCACGTGTTTCAGCTTAGTTGTCGACGTATGCGCCAATTGTGGGCCTGTATTAGCGGTCATTCCATCGCTGGCGATCGACTATGGTCTAGTCAACCACGTTATCAGTGTTCGCACATAAAACGGGATAGTTCGGTTTTGGGGAGTGAAATAGATGGCGGACGGTACGGAGTTAACGCCAAGCTGTGGCCAGCACCAGTATAACACACCATGCTATACTTTCTGGGGACCACCCCAAGTTCGGGTAGGCTGAAATGGGACGCCTGCACAGAGTCAGTTGTGTTTAAGCCATTCTTTCCTTTTTCCTCGGCCATTGGGGAGATTCTCTCTGAACTGAAAGGTCGATTGTCGTTTTCTTTGGGTCAGTGGATTTATGAGCGCAAGTATAATTGGTGTTTTGACAGGGACACCTTTGAAACTGACGCCATGAAGCACTGCTTTGCTTTTTGCAGATCAACTGCCGCTCGTTGGGTTAGACATTACGTGGATTGGCATCCGTCATTCCGTGCATTGAAATACGGCGAGTGTGAAGAGCATTGTTTCGAAGGTGTTTATGCTCGAATGGAAAGCGAACGTTTGATTCGTGATTTCATAGAGCGTGAGCAAGGCAGTCGTTGGCTGAGTTTTAGCTCGTGGTTTACCAAGTTATCTTGGCACTTTAACCGCGAGAATGCTGCTTACATAACAGACCTCTGTGTTAACCGACTTGGTCAAGCATGTGTGTTTGTACGGGATGCTGGTTTTAATGTTTGGTATTACTCGAAGCTTTGTTACGGGACGTGCAGATCAGGCACGGCAGCTTTATCGGATGTGGTCTGCAACTCGTTGGAGATCTGTTCGTCTGGTGGGTCGTGTCTGAGAACTGGCGGGAATATTTTGTACAGGAATATATTCCGACCGTGGGAGTTCGCCTCCCAAGTGGGTCAGACCTCCGCGAATCTGTGGAGCCTTCTGATGCGTCGCCAGTGGTCTACACTCGGCAACGATATTTTAGAACTTTTCTGCTTCTGTACAGAAAAAGTAGGATTGTTTGTGGCTAGGTATTGGGCTTCGGCCGTCTTGTTAGCAATGCTTGGTCACTTTATTTTGCATGTTACAAAGCGTCGTGCTCCAAAAGAGATCGACTTCAGTCATACTCATTTTTCAGGTGACGACGTGCAACCCTTTTGCTATGAATGCTTTCCCGAACCTATAAAGGAGTCCGGTCATATCGTCGTTGGTGGACGCGTGAACCGGGTCCGGAAGGTCATGGCACCAGTCAGGTGCGCGAGGTGTGATCCGTTACACCTCAAACATGGCTACAGGGCTCTTACGGTATATGCAGAGGCTGAAGTTGCTGCTACGGCAGAGACTTATTCTGCATTGACGTTGGGTCCAAAGGTGAGGGAGACGCACACAGCCCAGACCCAGTTTATCGCTGCGGTCAAGACAAAGGGCTGGCAATTGGGGTGGTACAGTCTAAATCACGGGCTTATATCTCACTTAGTGAATGAGCCGTATGTACCTGACCACAAATGGACATGGCGTAGAGGATTTATAAAATACCTTTGCGACTTCACCATTGCCAGATTGTGGGAGAGGAGTTTGACTATGGAGGCCGAATTTTGCGAGCACACAAGCTCATACTGCTTCGCAAGTCCTTGGGCGCCTTTACCGGCTAATTTCGTTGTCCCTGACAGCAGCAACGAGGTTGCTACCGTTGCCACTGAGGAAGACAGCGCTAATTCAGCTGTAGAGAAAGCCCTTATCAGGATGCGTAAGCATTGGCTCTATATCAGCGAGAATGCGGGGCGCTTGCCTCAGCTTGTGACATTGGGTTCGCCTCATGTCTGGGCTGAAAGGTTGGGCGCTAAGATTCCACGCTGTTGGACGGGCCCTTGGTGGGCGAGATTGCAAGGACAGACTGCTGACCTTTCGGGAGTGCAGAATTCACAACCCTGCTACCCGGAAGGGGTCGAAATATTACAAGAAGGACAGCAGCCTTTTGTCGGTGTTGCAAATGAAATGGCAGAGAGCAATTGCATACTGGGTTTGACAAATTCATCCGATGCAGTTGCAAGTGGACCTGTGACTGCACAGCAGTGCATTCATTCGACAAAGAACCCTGAGGGTTTGTCGCAGGCGCTGGAGGTTCGTGCTGTGCCGTTCAAGCACGATGATGCGCCTAAGTTAGAACAGGACCAAGATCAGGTTCAGAATCCTTTGCCAAGCACGATGGCAGGCCGCCACATCGATCACTGGGTTTTCGAGCCCGATTATGGTGGCGGAGATGGGGTTAAGGATGGCCGCAGAACATTTCAATCAGGCAGACCGGTTTGCAACCGGTTAGTGACCATGCAGAACATGAATATCGACCACAACCTGCATGAGGACCTGCTTGAGGAGTCATCCCAAGAATTATTCGGTGACTACACGGATTTAAGAGAGATGCATGTGACGAAATTCTCCGAGGCTGAGGAAGCCGCTTGCCTGGACGAGATGTCCGGATGGATGCTTGATCCAGAGAGCGTCGGCCGCAATTTTCCAAAGCGGGAAGCAAATACAAAACAGGAAGGTTGCTGCACAGCACCCACACCTTTGAGCGATCCCAAATGGAAAAATCACAGACTGATATACAACAATGGCAAAGAGCTGCAGATGTGCGGTTATGCCACTTGTGCTATATATCAAGACCGGATGTATGGAGCCAAGCGCGGCTTATTTCACAAATGGTCTATAAAGGAGAAGCCGCGTGATCTCGCTGTCTCAGACTTCTGCGAATCATTGATGAAGGGAAAATCGAACTGTGTGTTCGAAATAGACCAAAGCGGAGCTGAGAAAGGACAGAGGTGTGGCAAACGTACATTCGGACAAATGTCACACGTCTACCGAGGCCTAGCGAAGATTTCAAAGAAGACCATAAAGTACTGCTGCCCAAATTTGATGAAGATGTATGGAATCAAGCTGCAGTACGATCTCAATCATGGACTTCATTTCATCTTACGGCCGCGAGATCGCTACCAACAGACGTGTATCATTAAGTTCCCAGACGTCTACCTCGATTCAGGGTGGAATCTCACATCATGCGCCAATTTCACCAACGAACTCTTTGGTGTGATGGCATGTTGTTTCAAGAACCCTGAGCACATTTTCGCTAAAGACAAAGTGACGAATAAGTTCCATTTTCATGAAGGAACTCACGCTGAAGTCTTTAATACTGTGGATTTATACCACACAGATAGCGATGGTGTGGAGAGGTTTGGCAGTGTTAAGAGTGAATTCCGCCCTAAGATAGAGGGCGACGATGGGGCTGGTGCTTTGCATAAAGCCTTCGCTGATCAGCGGAACATCGATGCTTTCAATGAAAGACAAATTCACATCCAGAACAAGGCCAAGTTGAAGTGCATACTTACGGGCCGTGTTGAGTTCATCGGAATCCACTTAGGTGTGGAGAATGGCAAGCCTGTCATTCCAGATCCCATCCGTTGCTGGACACCCAAGATTGGGGATTGCTTAGCCAAAGTCGGCTCTAAAGTAGGTAAATGCGATTTGCCCGAGCAGATGGCCCGCAATGCATCGTTGTGCACCATGTTTGCGGGACGCATCGGATGCCTTGCCGATATTTTCTATCGCAACGCACTCCGATTGGCTAAGGCGCATCCAGAAATCCTTGATAAGCAATTCGAGGTGGTTGCGTACGACGAGTCCCATCGTGCCGGACTGAGCACAGGTTTCCACTCTTGCAGAGGCGTTTTCGAAAGAGCCAAAGAGTGCAATTTGAAGTGTAGCCTGAACTCGTTCGAGGAAGAGAAACAATTATTCAATGTCTCTCTTTTCCCAGACGATATATTCGGC